AGCTGTGAGCCCAAATCACCGTAGGCGTTTCTTCTTGTAGCTCTTACTGCATTTTGTCTCTCTTCGAGATCTGCAGCAGAATCTACAGCGTTCAGTTGCTCATCAGTTGGTTGCGCTACACCTGAAACATTCCATTCCTTGATGTAAGGGCCCTGACCGTTCGAGTCATCCTGAAGCAAAACGTCCGTCATAAAGTCTACACTTGCTACGCCGTTATTAGCGCAATAAGTTTTGACCTTGTTTGATAGTGATGCCATAGTTTTTTCTCCTTATTTGTTTCTAACACATATGTGTTAAAATTCTAGTTAATTATACTCCAATCAAAGCTTGGATTTCTTCATCATCTAATCCCAAGTCTTTTAGTTTTTGTTTGCCAGATGCTTTTTTATTTATTTCTGCTTCAATTAAATTATCAGCTTCAATTAATCTTGCCTCAATATCAGCTTTAGGAATAGGTGTTGTTCCATTGTGCCATTCAATCTTATTTATATCTTCATCAGTAACACTAAATTGTGCATCAGGATTTATTAATTTTACTGCTTCAACTATTCTATTTCCACTTGTTGCCATTTTATGCTCCTAATTCTAAACATGTTAAAGTTTGTCCAACTCCACCCAAAGTAACTGTAGTTCCAGTATCTCCTCTAACTCTTACAGTATAAGTAATTTGAGATGTAGTGTTTGGAATATCGGTAATAAGTCCAGCACCAGCTGGTGTAATAATTGTTGAAGTTGTGCCAGTCATTCCGTAATTATTTCTTCCTAAATCCGTAGTGCCGCTAAATATAGTTATATAACCATGACCAGTATTTACTTTCATTTCTCCAAAATTTGCAAAAACGATTATTTTACTTGATGCTGAAGTTGGCGTTATATTAAGAGTTGGCAATCCAGAAGTAGCAGTAAATCCAGTTGCAGTTGTTGAAGTTCCTGATCCAGATGTATTTGTAACATGCTGTAAAATTTTTCCAGTGGTTAAAGTTGCAAAAGTTGGGGGAGCTCCTGCTCCAGCAGAAGTTAATACTTGTCCTGCACTACCAGTTGCTACTGCAACTGGATTTCCTGAAGCATCATAAGAAATAATGTTTCCATCCGTACCAGGAGCCATTTTTGCTAATGTTACTGAATCATCAGTTACTGCGGGTGTTGTTACTTTATCTATTGCCATAATTTATCCTATTCTATAATTTTGTATCCATAAAACCAGTTTCTAAATGTTGCAGCGTTCCCAGAACCTGTTGGAACTTTTACATCACCACTATCTGTTGTTCTAACATATACATAAACTTCGTAATAATCAGTATCGTTATGTGCAAGAATTAAATTCATTGAACTATCTACAGTAGCAACTCTATAAGGAGATAAAGTTGCACTTTGAACATAAACTAAACTAGAACCATTTTTATAAAGTTCCATTTTTTGAGCGAACAAATGTTCTGATGCATCATAACTCCAGAATGCAGCACCAATATAACTTTTACCAGTAAATCCTGGAGTAAATCTATAAGTACTGTTATTATAAACTGAATTTGTATCATAAACTTCATTAGCGTATTCAACTTTAGTTGATGTTTCATTACTTACAACTTGATCGCCTGTACAAGATGCAAAAAAAGCTGGAGTGTTAGTTCCACCTATACCAGATACAAAGTTTGCTCTAGTCATTTTTTTCAATGCACCAGAAGCTGATGTGTCTGATAATAAAATTAAATCATCTGTAGCGATAGAAGTTTCAGCAGTTTGTCCTGTGATTGCAGTTGGATCAAGATGTTCATCACTGATTGCATCGTCAGCAATCTTAGCACCAGTCACTGCATCTGTAGCTAATTGTGCTGTATCAACAGATCCTGCAGGAGCGTTAACTGTTCCTACTGCTCTACCTAAAAATACACAATACATCTCATCAGTACCATTAACCAATGCCGCTGATAGCGTTAAAGTTGTGCCCGATGCGGTGTATGCTTTACCTGATCCTGGCTCTTGGACAATGTTATTAACTACAAGTCTGATATCGTTTTCGTTAGTTACAGAATGTGATAGCGTGTACGCAGTCTGAGAGTTTACGATTGTAAATACTTGTCTCTCGAAACTTATAAAACTTCTAGCTGGAACGTTTCCTAAATACGCCATGGTTACTCCTACGTGCTTATTGCATCAACGAAAGAAGCCCATACATCTAAACTTGACGCGGTATCTGACTTAGCTTTTAACACGTCATTGTTCAGCATTACTATTTTGCTTCCGCCGTCAATTAGTTCTAAAGATCCACCTGGAACTATCGGTGCATTTTTAATTAAATAATAATCATTTGATCCATCATTGATAAATACATCAATATTTATTGTTGATGTTGTTGTGTTTGCACAACGTACAGAGATTATTGCATCATCTGAATTGCTAGTATGAACAGTTGCTGCTGATGTTCCTACGTTTCTTTGTATATATCGTTCAAAATCTTGTGCCATATTGCTCCTTATAAACTATTTCTGACTACAACGCAATGGCCATAGCCGTAACAAACCCTGCTGATACTCCTGCTGCTCCACTAGAAGCGGAGGTAACCCTACCTTTAGCGTCTACTGTGATTGATGAATTTGTATAACTAGCTGCTGATACTCCAGAGTTAGCTAGTGTTAATGCTCCGCCAGATGCAATTGTAGCATCACCTGACATATCAACTTCCTCAAAAGATGTGCCATCTGCAACCAACATTTTGTTTGCCGTATTTGTAGGCATCTTTAATTTAGATCCGACAGTTATATCTCCTAAAGTAGTTAAGTTTGAATTAACCTTATTGCTAATATTTGTAACATGATTACCCATGTACCCATGAGATGAACATTGATAGTATAGAATATTCGGTGTGTTTTCATCGACAGCGATCTGCGTGTAAGCACCAGAACTACCGGCTGTTCCATTTGTAGTTACTCCCGTCGTGTAAGCTGTGGATTTATCTGATTCTAGATAGAATCTAAAAGGGTGTCCACTGTTTGATGAGTCTGATTGATCGAATCTATAGTAATATGCGTAAGCTGAGTTTGACGCGTCCACGCCAGATAATCTCAAAGCAGGTGCCTCTAATCCGTTTAGATAATATGCATTACTGGAACCAACACCTTGATAGGGATGACTACCAGATTTACTAGCAACCTTAACTGTGATTATCTTTGGAGCCGATGAAGAACCGTATTCTTCCGGATTGGGTAAACCTATTTTTGCAGCGGGTACCGTACAGAAAACCTCTGTGTTACCAGCAAAGTTTACAGCGGCATCACTATTAGAACTGGAGATAATTAAAGTTCTAGTTAGTTCATTACCTGATCCATTTAAAGTTCCAAAACCAACTTCAAAGTTTGCCGTTCCCGTTTCAAAGATACAGTAATAAGTAGTATTACTTCCACCGATACCGGCAGCAAAGGTTTCAAAACCTGTTACCGCACCTCCAAGTGTAAATACACCTGTCCCTGTAGTCGAACTTGATTCTTTTACTCTGTCGTTTAATTTAAACGCCATTTATTTTTTCTCCTATTACGCGTTTGCTAAACTTATGATAGCATTAGCTGGTGTTCCAGTAGCCGGAAATACAATCTTAAAATCTCCGTTCGTAGCTGTCTTTGTTCCACCGAAATCTAAAACAACACATAGCTTATCACTGTTGGTATCGTTATATATCGCACCAAAAGCTGCTGAAAATGTTGCACTAGAAAATGTCAAATCATCAAAATCAACAAAAGATGTTGCGCCTGCAGTAACAGATTGGTTTTGTAAAACAAGACCAGTTGTCGTGTAGCCACTACCACCTCCTGAACTTACCTCGTTAGAAGTAGAGTATGCAGTGCTTGACGTATCGTATGGATTAGACGTGTATAGAGCTAATTTAAAACTGTTTCCACCACTCGCAAAATTATGCGTGCCTGAAAGTAATTCAGCTTTAAATGCATTAGGTATTACGTTTGCCATTCATTATCTCCTTAATTATGGTGATGGTGATTTTAAAGGAGTACGAATAACACCATCTTGATATTCGTCTCGGCGTCTACGACCTTGTTGTTCGATCGCGTACGATTGAAGAGCTTTTTGATAAGCTTGTGAATAGTATTGTAACATATCCACAGGACCTTTCAAGTACCCATATGCCTCCACAAGACATGCATATAAAAGCAGATCTTGATATTTATTCGATATATAAGTTCCGTTTGTTGCCGCTGCAGCTCCAGTCGGCTGTGTTGTATCTGTTATACTAAATGGTTGTTTTACATAAGCCAGAGTTATCTCATAATTGGCATTTGGTGTGGGTGCCACAACCCAAAAGTTAGCATCCCAATTAGCATAATATTTAGGAATACCAGATGCAGTATCTGGTGTATCGTAAAAGGTTGCCATATAACTAGCGTCTTTTTTCTCTAAAAAAGATTGTGCGTTTGGTGTAACATTTGTATCTTTTAATTGAACATATCTTATTATTCTAAGATCTGATGGTATCGTTACATATCTATTTCCAGATACCAATGTAGAGGTTGCATAAAATCTGTTATCATCAGAATCAGCCTCTCTATATATTCTGTTTTCTGCATTTTTTATGATAGGATCAAGAACAGAATCAGAAAATACCGTATCGTCTACCTCTGTATAATTTCTTATATCAGTCTGTAAGTTAGCTAAAGTATATGCCATTACTTAACTATCTCCTGACAACGAGGACAAGATTTTCTAAATCTATTATGTCCTGAACAGTGTTCTGGTTTTACCTCTTCATATAAAGTAAGATGTGGATCTTGCTTTTCTGGTAAAAACATATTTTTAATCCAATTCCAAATTTTATTTATCATGCGCTTACTGTGACTGGCCCTGCTGAAGCTATGTCACCTCCTCCTTCTTGTGTTGCAGAAGCTGTAACTCCTGACACGAATGTATAACTATTATCATTAACTTTGGTAATTGTATACCCTGAAGCAGAATTTATTGTTGCTGCTGGTACATTTAAAACATTAGTTGAATCTCTAAATCTAACTGTTTCTCCTGTGGATCTGCCATGATCAGGCTCATTTACAGTCACAACCGTAGATGCATTTGTGATTGTAAAAGGATTTAAAGGTAAAAGATTAGGGACTGCTGTCTCGATTCTGTCTGGTCTTACATGTCTAAGAGATATAGAATCACCGTTCATGGGTTTTGGTTCTAATTGTGGTTGCTTTGGTTCAAACTCTGATACATGCACAAAAGATCCATTCCATTCTCTGACCATCTCTTTATATGGAAACTCCATGCCAGATCTATCTGATATCGCTCTTGCGTATTTACCTGTTGCGTACTTTGCCATTATGTTCCTGGGTAATAAGCTTTAGGTGTAATATATGTACTTGAAGCTGACCCGTCCTCCTGTAATGCTCTTTGAAATTCATCCTCGTAAACTAATTTCATTCCTTGCATAAGTTGAGGTGCATACTTCATCGATAGATAGTATGCCAAACCTGAGACCATGCAAGGTACAAATCTAAATGGGACATCTGTTGCATTAGTATATGCTCCTATATCTTGAATTCTTTTTATAAAAAATATATGCATGTCTTTGGATGCATTACTTGAATCTGGTGTAGGGTAAACATGGATTCTAACTTTATCAATAAATCTTTCTACCCAATATTGATTAGGTGTTCCTTTAGATAATTTGTTTGAGAATCCTGCATAAGTAGATCTATCTACTTTTGTCATCGGACTATCTGATTGTGTTGTTTGAGTGCCATCAGCTGTAGATCTAAAAAAATCATAATCAGACTGTCCCTCTATGAGGTCAATATTTGTATCACTTATTTCCCAATAATGAATGCCTCTATTGCCCCACTCTTGAAACATTATATTAAGAGATCTTCTAGATGTTTTTAATTGATAACCAGATACGTTTTGAATACCTAATCTTTCAAAAGCTTCTTCTATTATCTCATCGATAGAAAAAGTTTTATCGAATGTAGTTGTACCCGAGGTAGTGTTAGCCATTTAACCTCCTAGCCAGTATAACCTAAA